GGATGGAACATGTCCATCTGCCAGTGTGGCTAAAGGGCCCCGGATTTCTCCTTATCCCTATATTGTGTATCAATCGTGAGAAAGTGTTGACGCTCGGCGTATGGTCCGTATTACGGATTTCCCAGGTCCGTCCCTTGGCCATCACTCTTTACCGACTCTCTTCATTCGATTGGTTTCCGTGTCAAATTCATATAGCTTTCCATTTATGTACGTATACATACCATCTGGAAGCCGAGAATCTGCTTCGCGATAGATACGCTCGCGGAATTGACGATATCTAGGCTCTAACAGTTCAAAGTCAAAACCAGCCTTATAGTTCCAATAGAGCGGTGGAACCTTCAAACGCACATTATCCAAATATTCGTGATTTGTTAAGAATCCGAATTTGTTCACGTTATCGACGAGACAAGAACCTACTTTGTCCTCGCATCCAAAGTTTGGTAGGCCAAGTTTGTTTGCGAAAACTAGGTAATTGTTCACTGTATCAACGACACCAAATGTTGTTGCTGATAAAGTAGAATTTATTATGTCCTTGACAAGTGTACTGCCGACTGCTTTTTGAACAATCGACTTATCACTTCTCTCAAGCCACATGGTTAATTGTGCGACTTGCTCATTGTTGTAATTTGGATTATAAACACTCTGTGCGTAATCATAAAGATACGGATCTACATCATGGGGGGGATCCCCTCCGTAGGGTCCGTATTTTTCATAAATACGTAGTAAGTGTTCATGAATGGTGTTTGAATTAAGGTGGTCATATGGTTGCTAGTTGCTTGTTACCGCTAGGGGCATTTTGGCTGCCATCCTCTCGGTGTTCTCGATCATTTTCGGGTTTATTTCCTTCGCTACGGTGGCAAAATCAGAAAATGTTGAATCTGGATCAGGTATGTATTCCAAACAGAACCAAGTTTCGAATCTGAATGAACCGGATACTCCCGTTAGTTTTATAACGGTAGACTCCCATTCATCGTCATAGAACCATATTGTTCCTTGGTTTACTGTACCTTTACCAGCATACACTCCGTTAGCGTCGAGATTTGAAACTATAGCTGACTGTACGTCTGAGCCAAGCATATTGATGGATGAGTCTAGGAGTACGGGTTGTACAGATATAGATCTTATGTCTTTCCATAAATAGTTTGGAGCACTATGTCGGACCAATCCTCGCAGACCTTGTTCAGGTCGGGCCATGATTGAGTCTTTTCCTAATGCCGCTCCTATGTTATAATCGAAAGGCATACACATTCTCCTAGTGCTGGCTGTAGAAATACTTCCTGTTACTGTGTTATCCGAATTGTGATATATAACCGATCCTACCTCCTTATTGAATGGATCGTCAAATCTCATCGGTACACTACAAACAACTGCTGTTCCTTGTGCTGATGAAGCTTGCCCCGTGTACGTGAGCCTCCAAGCCATGCTGATTGCTCTAGCTTTGTTTGCTGCTATCTGAGATTTGTTGCCTGTTCCCAAATATGAATCTACATAACTCGAAGCCCATGACGCTTTTGTTGCGTTTATTGGTATCATTCCAGTAGCTGCCAATACGGGCATTGTTGATGGAACAATACCTCCTGACCCGGTTCCTAGTATCATGTTAGAACCTGATACTGTGATAGTTGTACCGGATTGAGGTTTTAATAGGGCGTTGTACGGCATCCACGGCACTGTCATGAGATCGAATGATGCAGTGCCTGTGAACGAAATGTCTGTGTATGAATAATAGTCTACAGTCAATCTTCTAGTATTAGAAGAGTCTGGTAGCATGGCACCTCCTGGCGCTGACCAGGGGTTCAATCTACAATGTTGCCAGCCTTGTCCCTTCTTAGAATCTCCTATGTAGACTGTTTTGAGGGATTTCTCCACTGAAGCCAGTGTTCTGGAATCAAGAGAGGCTTTTGTTGGTAATATGGCAGCATCGCTATTATTCACTACTCGTCGTTTACGGTTTCTCTTTTTCTGGGTTTGTGGTTGGGGAGGTTTTTGGTTTTGTTTGTTCTGAGTTTTTGGTGGCATTCTAATTCGTATGAAATTTTTCGTATTTTTGTATAAAAGCTTTGAAAGATTGGGCGTCCTTCAACAGAGTCCCAGCTATTCTATCCTCCATCTCAATCTGTTGCTGAGGCGTGTAGCCAAAGGCCGTTTCAAAATCATATCTAACCTCATCAGTGATGGGTTGTATAGATATTTTGTCACTGCCGGATAGTTTGGCTGGGTACTTGTCTATGGCTCCCAATGGTCTGTCATATTGGCTTTTATTTATCAACCACAGTGAGAATGCTTGCAGTATTGGCACCCCCGCGTTTACTGCAAGGTTACAGAGACCAATTGAGGCCAGATACCTGGATATGCACTTTTCAAATTTTGTCTCTGTGACGCTAGCTCTAGACATTGTTCTGATAGGGTCTCTTATCATAGTCCAAACCAACACTCCATCTCTCATCACTCTTATTGGCTTGCACTGACAGAACGATATCTCTTGGAATTGTGTAGCCACGATGTCTAGTGTCGTTTCCATGTTAAAATTATTAAATTGCCACAAGTTATCAGACAGTTCACTATGCTCTGCACGTTCACAGATGATAACAGAGTCATCTCCATTTACGTGTATCCTGGCTTTCCTGATGCCCGATATCTTGCATATAGATAATAACATTCCATAGTTCATTGTGGTATTACCCTCGGATGTCGTGTATTCACCCGATGCTCTCTTTCCTTTCATCTTAAATTTTAGGCCATTTTGTGTGAATCCTTTGTTGTTAATTTGTCTCCTTAGTAACTTCCTTAATTTCTTGCTATTAAATATGCGATCCCAATACATGTGTTCCAAATCTAAAAGTTCGGTGCAATAATGGCCATCAAACTTTGAGTGATCTAAGCAAATGGCCACTGGATCTTTAAATTCGTTCCATGATTCTAGCAACATATCAGCCAGTTCGGGGTTAGTGTATGTTTTTGTGAATATAGTCTTAAGTTTCTGCCCATAGAACTCCTTGTCCAATACAAGATCTGACTCTTTTATGAACAAAGAATGCTGTAAGACATAGGATTTTAACAAATACAAGTACTCATAACTCCTGAACTGGATGAGCCTAGGGGGCTTGTTCTTCTCTAGGAAGTTTGATTCACTGGTTTTCTCAAATTTTACAAACCCAGTTAAAGTTGAGCTAGTTTCCTCATGCATTAATCGACCTTGCATGATATTAGCGTACGCTTTTTCGTATCTCTTCTTTATACTAGCTCTCGTCTGTTTCATGATGCCATCGTGGTCGATCACGTGATTGTTGATTAGTGGCGCGATTTGTGCAGCTAAAGCTACTAAAATCTCTGATAGGTAATGCATATACAAGTTTCCAGGCTCGTATTGTCTTACGTCAGGCAAACCATGCCGCCTAATTAGGGCATCATATTCGTTGCATGCGCACTTATTTGGATACATTTGACGATCCATTCCTTCAAACTCGAAGAGTTGTAGGAACTTCGACGTCTTATGATAGCCAACAGATCCACACTGTACGGTTAGATTCTCTATCTTGAATGGTTTTAAGATAGTAGCGCAGCAATGGGCCGTACGAATCTGAAGGCTGTCTTATATCAGCTGTGATTTCGTATTAGGAAAGTAGTTTCTTGGTCGTGTTAGGATACCCGTCGCGAG